TACATTGAAAATTGATGGCAAAGATTATATACTGCCGAAACCAAAACCAAAATTAAATGAGTAATAAACCTTTAAATATTTCGGAGTCGGCGGCTGTGCAAATGCCGATGAAAACGGTAGCCAGTTTAATTCTGCTGGTCGCAGCCGGCGTCTTCGCATACACCGAGCTTACAGCAAGGTTGGTATCGTTAGAGACATCACGTGAGTTGTTTGAAAATGATTTGTTAAAAAAATCTGAACAAGTTCCCGTGGACCAGGAACAACATTTTTTACTCGAGGATCTGTATAAGTCTGTAGAGAAAATGGAAAAGACTCAAGAAATGAATATGACAAACAAAGTTAATATAGAATTTTTAGCTTCACAATTAGAAAAAGCGTTAAAAGATATAGAAGAATTAAAAGATAAGGTAAGAGAAAACGGAAAGACGTATCAATGATTTTAGAAGTTGTAGCCCTACTGATGATAATTGATGGAGAGATCAAAGAACATAGAATTCAAATTGATCCTGACACAAATAAACCCTCAATGGCAATGTGCTTAAAAGGTAAGAGATATGCCAAGAGAACTGAAACAGGAAAAAATATACAGCACCAATGCATAAAATCTATGGCAGAGGTAGAACAAAATATAGATGGATCGCTCTCAATCAAGAAACTCATCCTCGAATAAGGTCGCAAAGCATTTAAGAGATAGACGTTATCGTCAGATAGTGATAAAGAATAAAAAGCTTTATGACAGGAAAAAAAATAAAATTCCAAACTGAAATCGTCAATGGCAAATGTCCAACGTGCGATCAGTTTACAATGTTAGTCGGGATCGACCAACATTTCTTTAGGTGTATGAGTTGTGGTAGTGATTTAGAACAATACATAAATGGTAAAATAACTTATCTGCCGGTTATTACTGCACCTAAAAATGCTAAACCATTTGTTAAAGAATGGTTAGACGACGATGGCGAAAAAGTTTAAAGATTTTATAGCACACGAACCTACATTTCACAAAACGAGTATTGGACGTAATCCTAGTAAAGCAAAAATGAACAAGTCGCGTCGGCGTTCGTGGAAGAAGTATCGCGGTCAGGGGAAATAATGAAATTTATATTAACGGTATTTATCTGCTCTGTCGCGAGTGGAGATTGCTACACGAACCCACAATATCCAAAAGTATTAAACAATCATTATGATTGTATACGTCAAGGACTATCTGAATCTTACGAGGTTCTATTTGCTGAAGGTAATTTTACAGAGGAACAAATAAACAACCTGCAGTTGTATCCTAAATTTCATTGTGATCCTAAAAAGGACGAAGGTAAAATTACTACTTAGAATTGTTCTAAACTGTCTGTCCGTCCCAAGAAAGGGACGAACAAACAAAAGGTGTGAGAAGAGATCTTTCTTTTATCTTAAATAAATAACACTTGCAAATTCTTTTTTTCTGTTGTAATTTCCCATATCTATGAGAAGAATTAATCAGAGAAAGGAAATATGAAAAATAAAATACAAAAATGGTACAAACTAGGTCACGATGAACCTTGGCAGCCTATGTATGATGATGTCACTTATTCATTGCCATCTATTAATGTACATTATTATTGGACACCAGCAGGAAAACATCCTGTTGAAATAATAAAATTGGAGGAGGAAATAAATGGCAGATCCAAATAAATTTAAATCGGTGTCTGTACCAATAGAAACCTACAAGAAACTTCGCTTTCTTGCTGCAGGTAAATTTGTTGATGCAGAACTAACAGTTAGTAAAACAATCGAAGCTCTTGCTACAAGAGCCGCAAAGAAGTTAGGATATAAAAATGGAAAAGCTAACCCCAACTCGTAAAATTATC